CGAGTCTGCGTTACAATCTTCATTCTTTCAGATCCTCTGGCAAGCGCGAAAGCCATAGCCAGATAAGACTTGAAAGTTAGATTAGTGTAATTAACAGGCAAATTCAAGCCAGAAACGTCCAACGCATCAGATGAATTAAGCACATAACCCGGGGGAGGCATTATCGTCGGAAGACAAATTTGCTGCACCCTGGATAAAGTGCTACCATCAGGGTTATCGGTGTACAAAAACGTAGAGTACACGCCACAGTAGCGCTTCAAACACTGTCTCAAAGAAGAAATCGCATCTCTCCCAGTAATATCATAATCAAAAACCATAATAAAATATAAAAGTAGGCCAAAAAAAGGGCCCAAACGAGCAAAATGTTTATACATGTAAAGAAATAAAAAGGGGGGGGGTGAAGTGGTATGACTAGGAAACATCCCAACCAAGGAAGGGTGTGTAGGGGGTGGAAGTACTTTCAACAACATAAGTATCACCACTTGAATTCTTCTGCATAGAAGGGCTATAGAGAACCATATCCTTTGCGGAGACCTCAACTATCAAGTAAACCGAAGAACCATCAACGGGAGCCGTCAACTTGCTCAAAACCTCGCAAACTATAATCCCATTGCAGATATGCACGGGACTGTTCGCAACGGCATTGACGCGTATGCCAAAACTGGCAGAGTCAACAAAAGTGTTACTCAGAAACATATCCTGTAAAGGCAACATGTCAAAGGTGTTCACCCATGGAATCTCCAGGGAAACCTCATGCGTCTCAGACAAATTCAAAATTGTGGAATTAACCACGTTATATTGGATTGGAGGCGCAGTAGGTCCCGAGGGGGTGGGAACATAATAGGCTCGCGGATCAGTATACACCCGCAGACGACCTTGGTGAAAAGGTGATGCAACCACGGTTATCTTGTAAACCATAGTGCACTTCCAAAATCTCGCAAAGGAAGCCGCAAACGCACAAGGTGTCTGAGTAATCTGGCGGACCAAAGCAAAGGTAGCAGGCGGATTAGTAGCAGGTGGTTTCTGGTAGTTAGAAACGTTGACTTGCTGCGGGGTGACGATGGAGCCAAAAAGGAAAGTTCCCCTAGAAGAGGTACTACTCCATTGGCAAGACGTGATGTAGGCAGGTTTCGAAGCCAGCCTAGACAACATCATCTCGTCCTCCCCACCACAGGACAACTCCTGGCCACCAAGAGTATGCTCAGCAGAAGCACTCAAAGCCAACACCTCACATGTGTCAGGGCTATCATAATTCGAAAGAGCAAAAGGAGCAATACGCATAGGTGTGGGGACCTCATGCGTGAGCGGACGAGAAAAGCCAAACATGGCAGCTGCAGTCAAAAGACGCGGAACCCACTCACCAGCCAAAGAAGTGGCACGCGAAGTAGCACTAAGGATTCGAGAAACCCCCGCCTTAGCCTCGGAGATAGTGAAACCCATAGGTTGAGCAGTGGGAACATCCAATGTGACATCGACCATGTGGGCGAACAAGTCAATAGTCACCGGGTTGGTTCCACCATTCGCGTGGGCGAGCGGCACGAAACCAAACAGACACAAATCGCCAATGTTCGCCAAATTAACGTCACCAAGGGAGATTCCGGGGATGAAATGAATGTAAGGTGCTGATATCTCGGCACTGGTGACATAGCAGGGATTCAAATACGTTCCAACAAGCTGTGAGCTAACAATCTTCAAATTGTTGTACACATCACTAGACTCAGTAGCCACCGCGAAGTTCCAAACTGGATCACCAACGGTGGAAACACCAGGGTGCGGTCTGTAACAAAAACGGACCGATCCGAAATGATATGGAGTACCACTCACGTTCGCGCGCAGAATCAACCTGCCACGTAGACGCGAGAAGTACGAAATCTTTTCGCGTACCCTAGAATCACCCAAGAAAAGTGTCCAAGGATCAAGCGTCAAATAAGGCAGACTAGCAATGGTCCAAATATAAGACGCGAGAAGAATTGGTCGTTGCAAAAAACGTTGAACTTCACTAGCATCATTCACGACAGGCATAGAGCCGGTCAGAGGGCCCCCGACGAGGGGGGCTCCCTCTTCAACAAAGAAAGCATCACTAACTCCATGAGTGGGGGCATCAGTATTCAATTCAACACTAGGCTCGGTAACTGTGCTCATAAGATATAGATAAGTAGACAAAAGTCCAAACGCGTACTAGGTACAAAAATGTTTAAGTTTAATGTAAATGAATGCGTAAAATACAGTGTATAAATAAATAAATAAATAAATAAGGAAACACCCTACAAAAGGGACCACAATGACTCACCAGTCATTGCCTCACCAAAAGTAGAGTCCACAACCCCCGAACGGAGGCTCTCCAAAAGGTCAACATAACACGGAAGGCGTTCCGCCACGACTCGAGCATCAAAAGCCTCAGAGTCACGGGTAACAGCCAAATGCGTGATACGAACAATTTCCTCACGCAACCTCTCATAGGCCACGTGGTCACGATCCTTCGCAACGGAAGGGAAAAACAACCGCAAGGCACCTTGCGCAGTGGATATCCTGGCCTCAAAAGTGTGCGTCCGCTCAAAAGCGAGACACTTTCTTATAGAGGACAAGGAAAGACTGCCCATGCGCCTGCCCAACTCAGGGACAAAAACATCGGTACACTTCAAGAAGGTAATCTCTTCCTTCGAGTAGTATTCCGGAAGTTCGCGCAAGCCTTTGTCGACGGCACCATACACCATTCCGAGTGTGCTCGCAAAATCACGTATGTGAAAGTTAGTAAGTGCTACAATGCCCTGGACAGGGCGCACAGCGCCTTTAACATCATCACCATAGGTAATAATACTAACACTATCTTGGAAGCGGCTAAAACCGTTCGAACAGGGTGCATCGGCAACATCACATAGGCCAGGATTGGCCGTATAGAAAGCACCGCGAACAATCAAACTATTCATCAAGGAGTTCACCTGAGCGGTCACAGACATTCCAGAAGCCATAGTCCCAGCGACGGAGAAGACTTGCCCAAGTATGACATAGACAGGGTGGGAGAAATTGGTGGACAAATTCTTCAAAAAAGAAAGTTCCTCCGAATTCCAACCCACAAGAGAAGCCACATGAGCCAAAATGGAGAAAGCCGAATCCATAAGGAGAGAGGGCACGGATAGATCATAATTACTGTAGTCACCCCCCAACCTTTCGGTAGGGTTATAACTATCGAGATTATTCTCCATATCATCCCAGTCCTGCGAATGGACATCCATGCCCACAGCACACTCATTCTTAGAAGAAGAACTAATGCAGGAAAAAAGAGGCGCGTAATACATACGTGAGACTATGGTCATAGCGACCTGTCCCACAAAAAACACGCGTATCTTCT